ATTCCGCGTCGCACTTGGCGTCGCAGTCGTATTTGCCGATCTCGCCGTAGTCGAGCACTTGCGGGTACATGAAGGTCGACTTCGAGACACTGACCGAATTGTAGAGGTCAGTCATGCCGGCACAATCGATGATGCAGTTGATATCGATGCCGAGCATTTCCGGCGCGAAGATCGCGGTGTCGAGCGAAGCGGCTTCGAACGCCTTGCGCTCGTACTCGTTCAAGCCGGCAATGACCTTGCGCTTGGGCTCGATACCGACGTAGCGCACCATTTTGCGCACCGCCGAGCGGTAGTGCTTGGCGTCGACCAAGTTGTCGAGATCTTCCTTGAACTCGTCAGGCGTGCCGCCTTTGAATAAGAAGGCGCGACGCTGACATTCGATCGCCGCCTGGCGATCGCTGTCCTCCAGCTCTTTGCCGCCTTTGACCAGCGGCATGTCAAGCTGCTTCTTGACGAAGTCGAGCGCGGCTTCCTGGCCCTGCAGCTTGGTGATCAGGTCGCCGTAGACCTTGGTATGATCCGCCACCGCCTTCTTCAACTCGTCGGTGTCGCCTTTGACGCCGTCGTAATGGGTGGTGAGCAGCTTGTACTGGTCGTCGACCTCTTTCTTGGACTTCTCGATTGCCGTGGTGAGGCCGGCGATTTCAGTCATCAGCGGCTGAAGAATTTCGGCCGCGGCATGTTGGTCCGTTGGCGCTTCCTTCTTGAGGAAGTCACCACGCTTAGGATGCATGGTCATGGTTGGAATCCCTTGAGGGTGCCGGCTAGAGCAGCGATCGCATCTCGGCAATCCTGGCGAGCGCCGGCTTCAACATGGAAGCATCCAGCAAGGGATGCGGCGAAGTCTTTGACTCACCACCAGCATGGGTGGGCTTGTCTTGGAGCAAGTGCGCGCAAGACTTCATCACAAGAAAAAGCTTGTGCGCCTCGTTCCTCCCGTGTGCGAGCCCTTTGGCGGCAAGCGCCTTTTCAAGCTCGCTCACGGTATCGGTGTCCTTGAAAACCAGCAGCGCCGGCGCCAGGTCGGCGAGCCAGGCCTTTAGCTCTAAATCGTCTTGCGCGTCGTGCTTGATGACGTGCGTGCGCGAGTCACGGTTGGCCGGAAAATTGACCAGGCTGACCTCGCGCAACTCGCCGGACTTGATGATGAAGATCTCCTCGCCGTTCTCCTTGGCGAAGTCGTAGTCCTCAAGCCGGAAGCCGACCGAGAAGCCGGAGCCGCCACAGAACTTGGTTTCCTCGTAGAGATCGCGCACGCGCGAAGATTTAAGACAAAGCTCAGCCTCGATGCGCAGGTTGTTGCCGAGGGTTTCCAGCTTACGGATGACGCCGACCGTCGGCCCGTCCTCTTTGTGGTGGTCGAGCAGCTTGATCCCGTCTTTGCCGACATCGAAACCCTTCTGCTTGATCGATGCATCGAACGCACCGGGCAGCACCCGGTGACCGTAGCAATCGACCGATGGCGACGACGCAATGCCGGCGATGAAACCGTCAGGCAGATCGTTGGTCTGCACCGCAAGCGTCATATTGTGATGAACGAAATCGCCCTTGGTCGGCATCACGACCTCCCTGTGAATGGCACCACGCTGGAATCTCCTGCGGCTGCCGCAGGCGCCGCCGGCTTGGCAGCGTCCAGCTCCTCGGTCGTCGGCTCGAAATCGAGCACTTTGCGTTTCTCGTCAGTGGTCAGGAAGGTGACCTTGCTCAGGGTTTCGCCCAGCTCGGCGCGGCCCTTCCAGAGTGCAGGGATCTCATCGAGATCGAACTCGATGATGGCGCCCTCCGGACAGATCGCTTGCGTCATTCCCGCGGCGATCGGCGCCAGATAGCAGGGCACGATGGTGTCCTGCCAGAACGCGAGGCGCGCCTCGACGTAGTTGCCGGCGTACTTGGCAGCATCGGCCGAGCCCAGGCTAAGGAGCGGCACCGGTACGCCAAACACGCCGGCAATCTGGCGAGTCATATCGTCGAGCGGGATCTTGGAATGGATATCTGCGAGCTGGTTATCGAGCTTGTCCACTTTGATGGTGGTGTTGAACAGAAACAGCAGATTGCCGCTGTTGTCCTCGCCCGGCGCCGACTCGGCCATGTGCTTTTCGAGCGCTTCTTGTTGCTTCTTGTTCAGCGTCTTCTCGGCTGAAATTACATACTTGACATTAGGATGACCGGAGGCGGTGTCGAGCGCGCGCTGCATCAGCGCGGCGATGATGGCGATGGGCTGGGCAATGCTCTCGATCGCCGCCGGGGTCTGGCTGTAATCGGTGCGACCGGACAGACTGGGAAAACTGATCTCGGCGGCATAGGGCGCAAGCCCCTTGGTACGTTCCTGCGAACCCTTGCGGGTCGGTAGCCGCTGTGCGTCCACTCCTGAGCCGTACACATAATAGTCAACTGTGCCGCGATTGTTGAGCACAGCGTTCATGTGCTTGGCGTCGAGCGGGTAGATGCCATTGGGCAAGCCGTCCGTCTTAACGCCAACCTTGAAATGCGCCCGGCCATACAACATCAGATTCATCGCGATCCAATATTGCATCTGCTTGGCGTTGAAATTGTCGTTGGGATAGCTCAGCGCATCGTTGACCGCCTTGATCTGGGTCGGCGATGCCTGGTTGGCTTCCTTCTCCGCTGGGTCCACCACGCACCGCCACGGCACCGACTGCACCGCCGACGCGACGTAATTGGTGATGCGGTAGAGCTGCGGTGATTTACGCTGCGCGATCTCGGCGGTCTGCGCGGCGCCAAACCGCAGCAATCGCACCGGTTGCCCGGCCATGACGAACATCGGCGATTCGGGTTCATCCGAGGCCGAACGTTCGGGCTTCTTCTTGGTGAATAGGAGATCGCGCAGCGCCATGGCCGCTTGTTCCGTTCAGAGATGAGAAAAGAAAATTAGACTGTGCGTCTGGTCTGAGCCCGACGCTGAGCTAGCGCGGCCGACTGAACGATGTGCTGCGGGGCCGTGCGCGGCACATGCTGGTCGCTCGCCGATGGCTTGGCCGAAAACGAAATCGGCCGTCCCATCGACTGACCACCGCCGCCGGTGCGCGAGACACTGCGTCCAGAAAACGATTTACCGCCACCACAGCCACAACCCAAGACGCTCTCCTATTTTACTTGCAGCTCGGAAGAGAAGGATACCGAGCACATACCTTTCGGCGAACCGTTGCCTTCTGCGACGGCGAACAATGCTTGCTGCATCTCGATAGCGCGTTAGCGGCATGGCTACGATCATGGATTGGGTATTTGCGTCCCGGCAACGCGAACGACTTGCTCGACAGTGATTTGCGGCCGCGTGAAGTGAGCTTCGCCATGACTAGCCTCCGGAAATGTCTTCAAGCTCCCCGGTGCCCTCACATTGCAGGCATAGCGCCTTCTCGACAAACGTCCGACTGGCCTTGTCGTCATGTCTGATGATCGTCAAACGCTTCTTGCCGCGGCAGCATGGGCACGTCACCCGCTCGCGGATTTGCTTCGACGTTTGCCAGCCCTGCCACCACATCTCACTGCATCCAGAACCGCATGAACCCCGGCGCCGGCACCGGCCGCTCCGCTCCCGACAGGCACCACTCGGTGATCTCGATCAGGTCCGGCGACGGCCGGCGCACGCCGTTGACCTCGTTCTTCCAGCGCAGCTGCACGGCGTAGGGCAAACTATCGAATTGCTCCTGGGTCATAGCCGTTTCTCCTGCCGGGCTCGGGCTCGCTCCAAGATCCCTTTGGGGCCTGGACCGTAGAACTGCCGCCAGGCGCCGTCCTCGTAGCTCGCCTCCCACATCTCAAATCGGGTCAGGTCCAAACCAGTCAAGGGCCGCCGGATTTGGCGCTCATAGCGAAAGCGCTCATGCTCGACCGCCTCGGTGATCTTGGCCTGATAAGCCAACTCCTCCGCCGTCCAACGTTTGCTCATAGCGGCCTCCGATCTGGCCATCTTAAACAAATAATTGGCGGAAAATAACAGTTGCCTTCAGCTTTGAAATCGTCTATCAACGTTCATACCGGCTGATTGAAGCAGCCTTAACCCAGGAGAACTAAAATGACTAAAGTCCTACTCGTCGTGGCCGCGCTCGCGGTCACCGTTTCCACTGCCGACGCCACACCCGGCGCCGTCAACGCCCAAGGTTGCCACGGTCGCAATGGCCCGCAAGGCTATCACTGCCACAAACGGCCTGAGACTTCGAAATTCACCACCAAAAATCGCCGCTACGTGCAGTGGGGAGGCTGACCATGAAAATGCTTACTCCGTTCCGCACGTCCGTACCTAGCACTCTGGTTCGGGACGTGGTCGAGGCTCCTGTCGTTGCCAAGGTCGCGCCTCGGCGCCAGCCACCGCGGTTGCCGCGGGACTCGTGCATCACCTTCACCACCAATCCGACCGAGCTTTACGTGTCGATGACGATCCGCAAACCGGAGCACCTGGAGGCGCTGATCGAGGCGCTGCAGATGTACGCGCCGCAGATCGAAATCGGCCAGCG